GTTTTCGTTTGCCAACGTGCTCAAAAACGTGGTATCAGGCTTTAGGGTGGCGGCAGTAGCTATCCGGGCATTTGGTGCCGCGTCAATGTCGTTTGCATTGTCCCCGCTGGGAATTGCATTGATTGCAATAGCTGGGGCGGCTATGCTCATATATCAAAACTGGGGCACCGTAGGGCCTTTCTTTATGTCCTTGTGGCAGCAGATACAAACGGCCTTTACTAATGCGTGGGCAATGATACAGCCAGCAATAGCCCAGTTTTGGCAGGCATGTGTCAACCTGGGAACTGCCGTGGCCCCGGTACTGGAAAGCCTATGGCAAACAGTACAAGCAGCATGGGCACAGATTACGGCAGTATTTGCCGAAAATCAGGGCACCATTGACACAGTAATAAACATTTTCACCATGCTGGCCGAAGTGGTAGGCGTGGTTTTGGTGGGTGCTTTTGTCGGTTTTGTAAGTATGTCCGTGGGTGTGCTTACTGCATGGGTAGGCATGATAGCCTCGGTGATTACGGGGGCCATTGGTGTACTGACCGGCATTATTGACTTTATCACGGGCGTATTTACAGGCAATTGGTCTCAGGCATGGCAGGGCGTAGTTGAAATTTTCAGCAGTATCTTTGGAGCACTAAAGGGCATTGCTGACAGTATCTTAGGCGGTATTATGAACACCGTCAACAGCATAGCCAACGCCGTTAAAAGTATTCACTTTGGCGGTGGCGGTGGCCAGCAGATTGCTGCCAATGCTCAGGGCGGTATTTATCGCAAGGGTGCTTTCCTCACGACATTTGCAGAGGATAGCGCGGAGGCGGCTATTCCACTAGATGGTTCGCCACGGGCTATTGGCCTTTGGCAGAAAGCCGGCGAAATCTTAGGTGTGGGGCAGAAAAACGCACCTGTACGGCAGAGGGTTGCCATTGATGAAGGAGCGGCAGCGGCCCCCAGCGGGATAACAATGCCGCCAATTACCATAAATGTCAACGTGTACGGAGACAGCGACCCCGGCACTATCCGCCGGGCGGTAACGGATGCAGGGCGCAAGTTCCAAAAATCCTTTGCAGAGCAAATGGCAGAGTTTGAACACGAAAGGGGGCGGCTATCTTTTGGCTAAGACATATACCACGCGGAGCGGCGACACATGGGATTTAATAGCTTATGAGCAGTTGGGCGCGTGCAATTATGTAAATTTGCTGATTGAGTCCAACCCCCAGTATGTCAACACGGCGATTTTTTCAGCGGGTGCCGTCCTTACCCTGCCGGAGATAACGGCGGACAATAGGACGGAAAACCTGCCGCCGTGGCGGAGGTGATTAGATGCCGCAAGCAAGGCGAACAACTATCAAATGCCTTTATGAGGGCACGGATATTTCAGCAGATATAGCCAACTATTTCAAATCCTTTTCAGTTCGTGAGGTTTTGAGTGGGGAGGCTGACACGGCAGAAATCACCATGCACGACCGGGAAGAACTTTGGACGGGTGACTGGCTGCCTGACAGGGGCGCAACTATGGATATTACCTTGACCGTCAATGACTGGGAGGGGGAAGGAGATACAAGAGAGCTGCCTTTAGGTAAGTTTGAGGTGGATGAAATCACCAACAGCGGCCCGCCAAACGAGGCGAAAATAAAGCTAGTATCTATTCCGAATAATTCCAGTTTGCGCGGCGTGGAGAAAACACGCGCCTGGGAAAAAGTGAAACTATCCCAAATTCTCAAAGATGTGGCAGCAGGGGCAGAAATGGAAAGCTATTTTGATGCCCCGGAAGATCCGACATTGGAACGCGCTGAGCAGTCCGAACAAACTGACCTGTCATTTTTGCAGAAACTTTGCAAGGATGCCGGGCTGGCTTTGAAGGTATCGGACAAGAAAATAATTGTCTTTGATATTTCAAAGTATGAGCAGGCGGATCCGGTGCTGACTATCACCAAAAAAAGCAACTGGCTTTTATCGTTTGAGTGCCGGTCTACTATCCACGATATCTACAAGGCGGCCCATGTGAAGTATAAGCATAGCAAGAAAAACAAGCTGATTGAGTATACTTTCACCGACCCTAAGAGGGAGAAGGGCCAAACCTTGCAGATAAATGAGAAAGTGGAAACGCTGGAAGAAGCGGAAAAACTGGCAAAGAAAAAACTGCATGAAAAGAATTTAGAGGAGGTGGCTGTATCTATGACACTTGTGGGTAATTTCGCATTACTGGCCAGTAACACGGTAGAGCTGAAAGGCTTTCACCGCTATGATGGCAAGTATCTGATTAAGCAAAGCACCCATGACATAGGGCATGGATACACCACCAAAATAGAATTGAGGCGGGTAATAGATGGGTACTGATGCAGAAAGAGCTTTGCGGGGTATGCTCAGAACGGGCACCGTGGCAAGTGTCAATGTGGCAAACAATACCGCGCGGGTAAAGTTTGACGATAAAGACGGCATAGCCTCCCCGGAACTGCACATATTACACCGCTGCTCAGGGAAAAATAAAGATTACTGGGTGCCGGATATTGGCGACCAAGTGCTTTGTATCTTCAATAACAACGATAAAAATTTTTCAACCGGTTGGATTATGGGGAGCTACTTCACGGATACCCAGCCGCCACAAGTGCAAAGTGAAGATATAATGCGAATGGATTTCGCGGGCGGTTCGTTTATCGAGGTTGACCGCGCCGCCGGTTCGCTGAAAATCAACTTTACCGGGCCGATAACCATAAACGGCAGCACTATCAATTTGAATTAAAGGGGTGATGATATGCCGGCACAAACGAGAGTAGGAGACAACAGCACCGGACATGATGCGTGCCCGCCTATTGCTTTGGCGGCAGGTAGCCCCAACGTGTTTGTAAACGGGATACCGGCGGGGCGCGTGGGTGATAGCTATAACCCTCATTCATGCCCTGCACACCCACCCCATAGTGGCGTGATTGCCAGCGGTAGCGGTACGGTTTTTATCAATGGTATTCCTGCTGGGCGGATTGGTGATGCTGTATCATGTGGCGGTAGCGTGGCGGCAGGTAGTCCGAATGTATTTGTAGGGGGGTGAGGAAATGTCTTTCTTGTCAGGCGTGGCAGGGAGCTATCAAAAGAGCGTGCAAAAGCGGCTTGATAATATGGGCAAGGGGCTTTTATCGCAATTACGCGGGAAATTATCCTCCTGGGGCTTTTCAATGCCCATTGGTTCCCTGGGGGATATCGTCTTTGAGGTATCCAGCCGGGAGGTGCGAACCTTCAAGGACTACAAGCGCACCACAAAAGCCCGCTACCAGTCCCATGAAATCATAGGGCTAAAGCCGATACTGGAATATATTGGCCCGGATGGCGAGGAAATATCCTTTACAATGCAGTTTTCTGTGTCGTTGGGGGTTGAACCGGTGGACGAAACCAACAAAATACGGGAGCTTTGCGAAAAAGGCGAGGCAATGTATTTTGTGCTGGGGAATGAAACCATAGGAGCCAACCAATGGATTATTGAGAGTGTGGGCGAAAGCGTGGACACTATCGACAACAGCGGGCGGGTGATTGTCACTCAAATAGATGTGACCCTGAAAGAATATGTACCTGCTTTGATAGAGGGGACGGATAGCAATGGTGGTTGATGTTACGGCAGAGGTTGGCAAGGTGAATTTTGCACCGGCCACCGAGCTGGAAGAAATATTACAGAATGTCCGCACTATCCTTTCAACCTTGAAAAAGACGGTGCCTATGGATAGAGAGTTTGGCATAAGCGGGGATATTGTGGATTTACCCATAGCCACCGCCCAGGCGAAACTCACAGCGGAAATCGTGGCAGCAGTAAACAAGTACGAACCCCGCGCCGCCGTGGTATCGGTAGGCTATGAGGGGGAGGAAGTCGAGGGCAAAGTTATAACGAAAGTGAGGATAAAAGTAAATGGAGCTTAAAAAACTACCGGATATAACATTTGCAGAGCGCGATCCGACGGCCATAGAGCTGAATATTGTTGGCACTGTGGAGGGTTTACTGGGGAGAACATTATCACGGGCTGACCCTTTGCGGCTTTTTCTTTGTGGTTTGGAGGCTGTAATAATCCAACAGCGGGAAATAATCGACTATGGGGCAAAAATGAACCTATTGGCTTATGCCACGGGGGATTATTTAGACCATATCGGCGCGCTAGTGGGCACAGAGAGGCTAGAGGCCACCGCCGCAACAGTTACCCTATGTCTTACCCTTTCCGCCGCGAGAGAGGCCGCCACGGCGATTCCAGCGGGTACAAGGGCAACTGCCGGGGACGGCGTATATTTTGCCATAAATGAGGCAACAGTGATTTCAGCAGGCCAAACCTCCATAAATGTGGAAGCGACCTGCACGGAAACCGGCACCAAAGGTAACGGCTATGTGGCCGGGGAGATA